CTTGGCTGCTATAGTGATTTTAATATTTTTTTCTGCCATGTGTTTCTCCTCCTTTTAAAATAAGTGTTCTATACCCTGGGAGACCAGGAAGTCACGCTGGTCGTGCTTGACATCCTGGAGGTGCTCCAGGGCTCTGTGTGTCTCTCCGTTGCATTTTCCGTTCTGCAAGGCGATGGCGTTCGCCTCGCATACGGCCGCGGTGGCCGTCAGCATCTTGACCGAGTACCGCTCGTACTGTCGGCGGGCTTCCTCCTCCTTCTCCCGGCGTTTCTCAACCCGGCGGATGTAGGAAGCAAAAAGCGCGGACGGGATGCTGGCGGCTGCCAGTAACTCAAAAAATAACTCCATCTCTTTTGTGCTCCTTTCTTATGTTGCGTTGATAGTAGTCGCCGCGCTCACCGTGTCCTTCATCCAGCCACCAAAGGACCAGACGCCGGAGGCGTTACGCGTGCAGGTGCGCCGGTAGGTCGGCTCTGCTGCCTGGTATGCTCTGACCTCTTGCATGACATACCAGAAGGACCCCACGACGTCGTTGTTGCCCACTCCACTATATACGCGCATAGTGAAGGCCATATCTGTGGGCCGGTTGTAAAGGGTCTCCGCTGCGGAGTTGGTCCGGCAAGCGTAGACGCCTATCTGTGTGTAGTCGTTCAGGTTGGCGTTGGATGGTATCGCCTCCATGGCTTCGCCCAGGCCGAAGACTGCGCCCTTCACCGGCCACCCGAACTCAACGCCGGGAAGCTCTGAGGTCTTCCCGAAGGCCATGCCCAGGCCGTCGGCTCTTATGTCGAAGATAACAGCCCCGGACGGCAGCAGCGCCGTGTAGGTGCTCACCGCCCCGAACCAGTCCGTGACCTGGATGCGCAGGTCGTACTGGTAGTCGGTTGAGAACTCCTCGCTTGACAAAACAACGCCGGAACCCTCCAGGCTCGACCCGGTCAATATGGCATCCGACCACGCCGTCTCTGTTGAGCGCTTGTAGGTGATGGCCATGGCCGCGGTGTTCTTGCCGCCTAAAGATGCCACGCTGTAAACGTAGGCCAGCGACGCGCGCGTGCCATTGAAGTCCGCCAGGCCGTCGGTGTTTACACGTCGGACCACGAACTCAGTCACCTGCGGCTTCTTGTAGACCAGCACCGTCAAGGTGGTGGTCTTTGAAGCTGTCCGGCCTCGACTGTCCGTGACCTTTGTCACCATGGACAAGGTGCCGCTGCTACTCAGCAGGCCGGAGGTCCAGGAGCTGCCGGTGTATGTCGTGCCCTGGAAGGTGGTGCTGTAGCTCTTAATCGTGGAGCCCTTCGCGCCAGCTGCTGTGATGGTTGCCTTGACTTTTGACTTGCCCTGGATGAACGCGCCGAACTGCGCGGCCAGGCCTGCCGTGGCTTCTGCCAGTGTAACTGCAGATATACTAGGCACGACCGACGTCGGGACCTTTGCCGTCAGCAGGACGGTCTTGGTGCCGATGGTGGTGCTGCCGTTCTTAGTTATGCAGCGGATGGTCATGGTGCCGCTGGTCGTGTTCGGGATGCTAGTCGCCAGGTCCGGGACTGTCCAAGCCTTCGATGTAGTCACCCCGGTGGCTATGCTCACCCAGCTGCTGCCGGCGAAGCTGTACGCCAGGTCGTGTGTGAAGCTGCTGCTCGCTCTCGGCGTGTTGATCGTGACGCTTGCGCCCATGTTCGCGCTGGAGGCTGACAGCGTCGGCGTGGTTGCCCTTGGGATGGTTGTCAGGGTTCCCGTGCCGCTGCCGCTCTTGGTGCCGATGCTCGACCCGCTGAACGTGATGCCGAACTCCTGGCTGAATGAATACGAGAACGACTTGGAGCCGTCGGCGTTGTGCGCCACTGTGGTCTGACCACTTGCCAGCGTCTTCGTCGCGTTATTATTCACGCCCACCGTGTTGGTGCCGCTGTACTCGGTGCCGTTGACCGTCACGCTCCAGTCCTTCGAGGCTGTGGAGCTTATCTTACCGGAGGAGCCTGCCACGAGCTGCAAGTTCCAGCCCACCACCGTGGTGTTTTTCGCCACGTTCTGGCTGACTATCCACCAGTTGAACTTCAACGTGTCCCATGAGGTCACTGTGACCGATTTGCTTCCGCTCGTTGCCATTTTAATCACCCACTTTCAACATAGACAAGTTGCCGTTCGCTCGCGGAAGCAGCGAAAACTTGCCGATTTGTAAAGAGTTTAAAAAGTTACCATCTAAAACAACCAGGTGCTTGTTTGAGAAGTACGCCACCTCAGCGCCTTCGTCTATAAAGGCGATGCGGTCGTTCTCAATCCTGAGCGTGATGCTGTTGCCACTCTCTCCCAGGATGATGTCGCCGTCCTCGAAGCGGATGTAGTTTTCTATCTCCATGAACTGCGCCCGGGTGTTGTCGTCGTACTCGCTGACCGTCTGCTCCAGTGTCGTGAATAGGAACTCGAAGCTGTCGGACAGCTGCGTCATGCTGGTGCTGACCAGCTCCTGCACTTCGTCATTAGTGGCGAAGGTCTCGGAGACCTCCAGCTTGATGCTCTCGCTGGTCTGCTGTATCAAAGAGGCAAAGGACTGCCGCGTCTCCTCAACCGCTGCCGCGATGTTCAGGTTATACTCCGCCCGGATGTTGTGCTCAATCTGGTGCAGTTCGCTGGCGCTCTTTCTATCGCCTGCGACTCCCATGCCGGTGAGTGTCGCCTTCTCTTTTCCGAGGGTGACGGTCCCACCTGCCGGGTCCAGAAGGTCCACGGTCCTCTCAGTCAGAAGGAAGTCCTCGTCGATGCCGTGCGGCTTGCTTCTCACTCTTATCTTGTCGCCCACCTGGAAGGTGTCGATGCTCTTGTCCAGGTTTGACAAGTCCACCGCGGACAAGTTCAGGCTGGTGATGATGTTCCGGCTGTTGGCCAGATACTCCTGGGCCTTCCTCAGAAGGTTCGCCGGTTCGGTTACGTCGTCCCAGTATACCGGCTTCGAGATCACGCCGCGGTAGGCCACGGCATCCAGGTCCTGGATGAAGTCAAGCCCGTCGTTCACGCTCTCGATGGTGACGCGCGCGCTGGTCTCTTCGCCTTCGGTTTCAATCTGGGCCCCGTACGGGATGACCACTGTGGCCAGTTCGTCCTTGCCATCGGAGCGGGCGAAGTCCAGCAGGTTGCTGCCGAACTCAATCGGCTGGCTGCTGCGGTAGTTCAGCTCTGCCAGCCAGTTGACCACGCGCTGGCCGTCGGCGTTGGTGGTAAAAACAATATAACCGCCGCAGCGCTCGACCAGTTTGTCGATAACGTCCGCCACTTGTTCGGCCTTCGTGCTCTCCAGCGCGATGTAGTTGTTCGCGTCGATCACTGTAACCTCACCCGGGGCGAACTGTTTGAACGCCTCAACCTGGGCGTTGTAAAGTGTCAGCACGTGGGCGAAGATGGCCGCCGGGCCGTCCTGGTATGAGTACGGGCGCATGGTGGCATCGTGAAAGAAGCCGCGCTCGCCCTCGCAGGTGATGGTCCGGTTCTTGTAGAAGTCGTCCGCCGGGTATAACGCCCGGCCCCGGAACTCCAGGCGGCCGTTCTTGTATATCTCCACCGGGGTCCGGTAGCTTATAAAGCTGTCATAGTTTGGGTGGTCAGGCGGCAGCGTGAGGACTGCCGTGCCCGACTTGTTCAGGCCCTCCGTGTAGCTTAGGGCCAGCAGGTTGTTCGTGCTTAGGCGGCTGTCGTAAACAAGCCCGCCGTCTGCGTAGACTTGTATCATAGAACCGCCTCCCTATATGTGAATTTGAGCGCAGCCGTTCCGGTATAGGTGAGGCTGTGCTCGCCATAGTCCAGATAGATGTCCGGCAGCGCATACGTTCCGGCGCTGAGTGCCCAGGAGGCCGCACCGTAAACGAGAAGCACGTCGCCGCCCGTAACCTCCAGCAGCGGAACCATGCCGCGGCGGCCCTGGTTGACAAGCACCGCCTCTTGTGCATACTCCGCCGCTTGTAGGTTGACAACTGTCTCCGCTTGTGCATACCTCCAAGGGTCGCAGACTGCTGTCACCTGGACCGACCCGTGCGCTTCGTCGTTGTAAAGTCGGGCCACGCTGAGCCGGCCGGTGATATAGTGCGCGGCATCGTCCGGCAGGATGATGTTCATGCGGTAGCCGTCCAGCGCGTTGACCATCTGGGAGATGCGCGCCTCGCGTTCCAGTCTTGTCCCTTCGGAGCCCTCAAAGACTGCCGTCAGGGTTCGGCTGCTGTAGGTCGGCTCCCCGTCTGTGAGGGCCGTGCTGAGGTCCAGCGGCTCGCTTCGTCCTGGCACTTCGACCAGGTTCGGCTTATACACCGCAGGGCTGAGGTCCCAGCTTGCCAGGGTCCAGCGCCCGTCGGCGTGTGTGTTGTATGACCCGAAGGTCATGCTGCGTGGTGTTCTCATTACATCGCCCCCCTTGCTACCAGCGCACGCCGCTGGCCGAGTTCACTGTCGAAGCCGTTGGCTGTGGCGCCTATAAGCTTCTTGCTGTCAATAGTTAATATCTGGCCGCGCTCGATGGCTGCCAGGATGCTGTCCAGTTTGCCCAGGAGACCGGTCTCGGCAGCGCTTGCAGCGTCCGCCGTGAAGGTGTGGTTCAACTGTCTTTCAAGCGTCAGGCCGTTCATGCCTTCGGCTTCGTCGAGCATACCTTCGGCCATTTCGGTCATAGCGTCCAGCGGCTTGCCCATGTTGTCAAGTACACCCTGAGCGAGTCCGCGGTCCAGCATTTCACCGACCCAGGCCATCTCTCTGGACGGGGAGTGGATGCCAAAAAAGTCCTTTATTCCGTCGAGGACATCGGAGCCGAAGCCCTCAATCTTGTCCTTGACCCAGCTGGTCATATCGTTTATACCGTTCCACAAGCCCTTGACCAGGTCGGTGCCGACCTTTTTTAGCTTACTCGGCAAGGACTTGACCCCACTGGTGACGGCGTTGAGTAATTTCTTCGCGGCGTCGGCTGCCTTTGTCTTGGCCTGGCTGCCGAACTCTGCCACCTTGTTGATGGCCTCCTTTAATATTTTCCATATCAGCGAAGGCATCGCGCTGAGCACGCTGGTGGTGGCCCGTAGAATCTGCGGCAGGTTCCGTACCAGGGCGGCCACAATCTGCGGTATGGCTTTTATAATTGCCCATAGCAGCCGCACGGCTGCGCTCAGAAGCATCGGGTGCATCTCTGCCAGCTTCGTCGTTATGGTTTCAACGATGCCTGGCACCTGCGGAACCAGCGCCTCGATAATCAACGGGATGGCCTGCACGATGGCGTTAAGCAGCTGAATCGCGCCCTCCAGTAGCACCGGTATGCAGGAGATCAACCCGTCGATGATGGTCACTACAATCTGAGGAATCAGCGGCACCAGCATCTCGATGAGGAGCGGGATGGCCTGCACGATGGCAGTCAAAAACTGCAGCGCCCCTTGTAGTAGCTGAGGCAGCGCCAGCATCAATCCGTTAATAATTGCCATGACAATCTGAGGAAGCGCCTCAATCAATGGCGGAAGTATCAGCGGAATGGCCTGGACTAGCGCCAGGAATAGGTTGACCGCGCCCTGGATGAGCTGCGGAACGGCTTCAACCAGCACCTGCACCAGCTGCGGTATCATAGCGACCAGCGCGTTGATAACCTGCGGGATGGCCTGGGTCAGCCCGTTCAATATTGAGATGGTCACCTGGTAGCCGGTAGCGACAAGCTGCGGCAGGGCCTCGATGATGGTCGTCGTCAAGGTAGTGACCAGGCTCATGGCCGTGGTGGCCAGGGCCGGCAGCATCTCGGTGAGTTTTGTCAATAGGTTCGTAAAAATGCCGGACAGCGAAGCGCCCAGGGCCTCCGCTGCGCCTTCGTCGCCGTTCAATACTCCCCGGAAGGCCTCAGCCACTCCGGTGATCCCCGGCATAAGGTCAGACAGCAAAGAAGCGCCCAGCATCTTGACGTCGGTCAGTATAGGCTCAACGGCCGCGCCTGCCTCTGCCATGGACGCCGTCCACGCTTCGTTCGCTTCGTTCGCGCGGATGAGCTCCGCGTTGGTTTCTTTGTATTTTTCAGCGGCCTCAGAATAAAGGCCGTTTAGTGTCTCAGTGATGAGCGCCTGGCGTTCCTGCTCAGTGCTGCACGCGTCAAGCTGCGCCTGGAACTGTTCCTCGTTCACGCCTGCCCAGTTGAGTGCATCGGCCAGGCCCCCGGTGAGTGCTCCGGTCTTTGCGGTCTCGTTGGCCGCTTCGGTCAAGCCCTCGATTGGAAGAGATGCCCCGAAGGTCGCATAGACGCCCGTGCAGATGTCCGTCCACTTCTGGAGGTCCTGCTCGTTGTCGGTCAGCTTTGCCAGGTGGTTCGACGCTTCGACCGCCTGCTCAGTTTCACCCAGGACGCCCTGGAGTGTCTTATAGGTGGAAGCGGCTGCCTCGGAGCTGTGGCCTGCTGTAGTGAAGGCCGTGTCCAGCTTGCCCATCTCGGTGCGGTATTCTCTTGTAGACTCAGCCGCGCCGACCAGGGCCCCACCGGCTGCAACAAGTGCACCTGCCACGGCAGCAAGGCCGCCCTTCGCCAGGCCTCCCAGCTTTGAGCCCAGGCCGTCGCCAGCGTCGCCGGCTTTGTCCGCCGCGTCCGCCATTTCCTCGAAGCCGTCCGCTGCATCCTCGGCGCCTTTTTTCGCCTTCTTGGTGTCGTCCTTAGCTTTGTCAGAAGCGTCGCCCAGATGGTTAATAGCGAAGGCCGTCTCCCCTGCTGCTTTTTCGTAGCCGCTGAGTTTCTTGGTCGTGGCTATGATTTCACGCTGGAGCGCTCGAACCTGCTCCTCGGAGGCTTCCCCGCGTTCAAACTGCGCCTGGACCTGACGCTCCGCGTCTTTCAACGTGTCGAGCTTCTTGCGGGTATTCTCGACCGCATCCGCCAGCACCTTCTGCTTCTGTGCAAGCAGGTCGGCGTTCCCTGGGTCCATTTTTAACAGCTTGTTAATCTGGCCCAGCTCGCTGGACAAGTCGCGGCTTTTCTTCTCGACATCTTCCAAGGCCTTGCCCAGTTTGGTGGTGTCGCCGCCTATTTCGACGGTCAAGCCTTTAATTGTTTTGTTTGCCATTTCCGGCGCCCTCCTTTCCTAGTTTCCGTCGGAGCGCGGCGCGGTCTGGCTTCGTCTGTTCCATCCTCCAGGCGTTGTCCAGGTACTTCTGGCCCGCCTCGGATTGGCTCAGGTAGTTAATAAAAGCATCGCGGCGGTAGGTCAGATACTCCACGTAGTCCAGACGGCCCACCTGGAGGAAGTTCAACCCGGTGTAATTTGCCACCAGATGCTTATACCATGTCGTGCTCCGGTATTTGTGCCCGCCCGTTTTGTCCGCCATCGGATAAAACGGGAGCATTAGTTTTTTGCGCTGTTAATTTCCTGAATAAAATCAAGATAGACTTTCACGAAGACCGTGGCCTCGTATAGCTTCATGCCGTACCGGTCGCGAAGGTCCTCGGCCGTGAACTGCTGCCCGATGAGGTTGCAGCTCATAAGCTGCGCGATCAGTTCAAAGAGTGCCTTGACAGTCGCGCCCGTGTTGTCGTTTATGACTTTTTGAAGCTCAGCCGACGCGGCCATGAGGCGCTCCACCAGTTCCTCGGTCGGTGTAGTTAATCGCACGACGGTCTTCGCTTCGTCCTTCAATGTTATTTCGAGCACCGGGCGCTCCAGTGCGTTGAAATCTAAAGTTTTTACCATGTGGGTCTTCCTCACTTTCTTGGAATATTAAAAGAAAAACGGGACCTGGCTGGTCCCGTTTTAGAAGTTATTATGCTGCGGGAATTTCTTCCACCATAGTGATGAGCGTGCCCTTGTCGTCCTGCGGGAGTGCTTTGAACTCCGGCTCGACGATTGTGCCGGCATCCGCTGCAAAAGTCAATGTGAAGCCTGCCGTGTTGCGTCCACGGATGAGCACCCACAAGTTGCCGTCCTTCTTGTCTTCGTGCGCGAAGCACACAACCCACTCCTTGCCCTGGGAGTTGCCAGCGCCACCGATGTGGATGGTGCGCTTGCCGTCTGCTTCCGTAACGGTGCAGCGGTCTGCCAGATGCTTCAAGGTGTTGCCGTTCCAGGTCAACAAGCCGAGCTTCATGATCGCCTCTTCTGCTGTGGTGATGACTTTAGAAACGTAGCCGAGGTCGTCCTTCTCTTCGTATGTCTCCTCAGTGTAGGACAGCTCAGCTCCTCCCTTTGTGTAGCCGAGCAGGTTCTCAGCCACGCAAATCTCCTCGATGGTTGGCATTTCGCCAGTAAATTCCATAATATACGGCTTGCCGGCTCCGAGTGTGATGTTTTCCTTTGCTCTCTTTGCCATGGTTTCTACCTCCTTAATTTTTAATAATATAACTAAAAGTATAAATAACCTGGTACCTCTGCTCTTTTTGGAGCCAGTACCGGTCCTGCTTTTCCCACCTCAGCCCCTGGGCGTCAATGGCTTCCTGGATTGCTTCCTCAGCTGCGTCGTCCGGGTGTGGTTCGTAGACCTCCAGGGTGATGTCGTGGGTGAATATCCGGTTGATGCCGTCCGGGCCGTCTGTGGTCACGTCGTCCATATATACGACATACGTGCCGGCCGGTGGCTGTAAAAATCGAGACCGACGGAAGGGCAGGCCTGCCGCGGTCAAAATGTCCTTAATCATTGGCAACCGCCTCCTCGATGTCTTTCTCATACTCTGGCAGCACCTGGTCGAGCGCATCCGCAAGGAACGGGTCGCCCTTAGTTCGGCCGCCGTCTTTGGTGGCGTGGCCGTGAACCAGCAGGTGCGTCAGTCGGTGGTCTGGTGCTTTCACGTGCCAGGTGAAGGACTTCATGCCGTGACCGGCGTCCGTTTCCTTGGCTGCGATGTTCTTCTTGAAGCTGCCACGCTCACCCACCGGTGCCGTGGCCTTGGTCTTCTTGACCAGCTTCTTGATGGCTGACCGGCCGCACTCGTTCACCTTCTCGGTGACTTCCTTCCGGTACGTCGTCAGCTCTTGGGAGATGGCGGCGCCCAGGTCGGTCGGTTTGATATTCTTACTCATAGAACTCACCCACCAGTCTGATGGTGCGGTGCTGCTCCATGTAGTCGTCGTAGTCTATCACCTTAAAGGTGCGGCCACGATATAAAACGCGGTACGGCTGCGGGCTGTAGTTGATGTCCTCCAGCGCCTTAACATACCGGAGCTCGAAAGTCAAGCGCGCCTGGTACTGGTCAGCGCCGGCGCTCATGGCCGTGCCGCCTCCGGTCTTGTTGACCTTGGCGTGCAGGTTCTTCTCGAACGCGTCCGCCCACTGTTCAGTGTCCGGGTCCTGGACTTGTATCATTATAGGCTTGTCATAAACTGCCACTAGCCCTCACCCCCTGCCGCTTCTTTCGCTGCCAGAAGCTCCAGGCGAAGCTGCCACTCCATGGTGTTCACCAGCTGCCTGGTGGCGCCGCTTACCTTTGCGCTGACGCCTCGGTCGCTGTATAAGTCGTCGGCGTATATCTTCACCAGTTCGGCCACTCTCGGGTCGTCCGGGAGATACTGTTCAACGTCGGCGCCTATGGAACCGTGAAGCACCTGCACGGCGGTGTTCAGGGCGCTCCGGACGTTCCTGGTCACTTGTTCGTCCGCGTAGTCAATGCCGAGGTAGTCCATCACCTCGTCAATAGTTGGCATCATGCGCTCCGCCTCCTTTGCTTAAAACTGACCGGCGGGCCCATTATAGACCCGCCTGGTCGTTACCGTGTCAATTAGGAAGCAGCAGACGCGGAGAAGGAGCCGTAAATATAAGCGCTTGTGTCGGTGCTCATAACGTCGAAGCCTTCAATCACGCGGAGGCAGTTCTGGTTCTTGCCGAACAAGTAGTGCTCGGAAACGTTGAACTCTAACGCCTTGTGCTCCACAAATGTGGCGCCGGCCTTTGTGCTTCCGTAAATCATAGGGAAGTGAGTCGCGTCAATGTTTGGAAGCTGAGCATCCGGGAACACTTCAACGCGAAGACCCTGGAAGAGTTTCTCTGTAGGGTTTGCAGGGTTCGGCTGCAATACTGGGCGGCCGTCGTTGTCTTCCTCCTCATCCAAGCAAGCGAAGCCGGACTGGTTTGTGATGATGACGCCATCAATTAAGCAGGACGGGTCAAGGTCCACGGTGATGGACTTCTTGAAGGCCTTCCAGCCTGCGATGGCCTTCGGTGTGCCTCCGTTGTAGCCTGCCTTTAATGTTGCGAAGATGCTGCCGTTCTCTGTAATGATTGCATTACGAAGGAACCAGCGGTTAATATAACCCATGAGCCCAGCCTTCTCAGCTCCTAACAAGATGCGAGAAATTGGGATGAGCTTGCCGAAGTGCTTAATCGCGAACTTGATCGCCTTGAACTTCGGGTTTGTTTCTGTTTCGATTTCTGCACCGTCCTCGAACTCAACAAGACCGGCAGGAGCGCCGTCTTCGTAGTTCACGGAACCAGCAAGGGCGTCTGTTGTCTCAACTGTAACGAGATGCTTCGCGCTCTTGTAAGTCTTGCGGAGCTCATTGATTTCGGCTTTTACGTCTTCCGGGATGAGCAAGTTCTCACCGTCAGCAGCTCCGTCGCCAGTGATGAGCGCCTTCTCTGTGTTGTCGAGCTCTTTTCTTGTCAGCATCTTGGCGATGGCCTTGAAGCCGCTGGCCTTCTTTGGCTCTGCTGGTGGCTCTGGAACGCCTGCCTTGTTGGCTTTCTCCATACGTTCCTCAATGTCGAACTCCTTCTGGAGCGCGTCCACTTCGTCGAGTAACGCCTCAACCTGCGCGAGGTCCTTTGTGTTTTCGTCTGCTAACAAGGCCTTCGCTTCTTCTGTCTTCTGTGTGATTTTTGTCTGTAATTCACGCATTTTCTTATTCATTTCGTGATCCTCCTTTAAATATAAAAATTATTTTTTGCAGTAGCTGCGCCCAGTCGAGCGCGGAGCTGCAACTCCTTGACCTTGTCCGCCGGTGTTTCTTCCGGTGCCTCTTCTGGCTCCTCCGGTGGTGTGGCTGGTTCGTCTTTTTCGTAGACGGTCTCGCCGGTGTAGCTTTTACTTACTCCCGCAGCGCGCTGCACTGGAACTGCCACAAGACTGAACTCGTAGGCATCCTTGACGCCGGACAGCGTAAAGGTGCAGACCTCCTGGCCGCCTTCCTTGTCGTAGCTCTTGCCCGGCCAGTGCCGGCAGTAGCTCTTGACGTTGTCGGTGCCGCAAATGGAGCAGATGCTGCTAGAAGGCGCGAAGCCGACGCTTCCTTCCTTCTTGATGCCTCCCTTGATTTCTGCAATCAGGTCGGCGTTGCCTGCGGTGCGTACCATGTAACAGTGCGCCACTAACTGGGTGTAGAGTTCGCCGGACTTTGTCGTCTTGGAACCCTGCACCAGCTCTGTCTTATAGATGCGGGCCACCTGGCCGTCAGTGCTGTGAAGGTGGTCTTTGATGACCGTCTTGCCCAGGTACAGCTTCTGCATATCCTGCAACGCTTTGATGGTGAACCGGTCGAAGGCGCGGTCCACTTCGTTGTCGCAAAGGACTGCCTTGAACGTGAAGACCTCCTCGGCTGTCAGGGCCACGGGTGCCAGCTTGTTGATGGCTTTGAGGTCGTCGTCTGCGACCTCCTGGGTCGATAAGCTGGCGGCCTTCTGCATCATGCAGGCGGTGCTAAAATCTCTTTTATTGTCTGTTTCAGCCATGCCTTGTCCTCCTCTCTCGATATATTTGTATATTGCGCCCCAGTGTACTGCACCGGGATGCTCGCACCGTTGCCCAGGAGCTGGTCGCCGCCGTCTTTTGCCGGCAGGTCAATCTTTTCGCGGGCTTCGTTCGGTGTCATCAGGAAGTTGCTGACCGCTGCGCTCAGTGTTTCAATTTGCGTTTTCTGGTCAGCTCGAAGCATCACGCCCGTGTTGAACTTGGCGTGGAAGCCGTTGGCCTCTTCTTCGTCGCTTAATAGCTTGTAGCCGATTTCCTCCTCGTACTGCTTCACGATAAAAAGAAGCGTATCGACCAGGAAGCTCAGCTGCTGCGCCTCAGCGCTTGCGTAGCTGCTCTTTGTGTAGTCACCCACCTGGTACGGCTTGACGCCGAAGGCGCTGGCAATCTGTAACGCGCTGTACTGTTTAACCTCCAGGAACTGGCTGTCTGCCAGCTTCATGTTGAGCGGTGTCAGGCTGAACCCGTACGGGATCGGGATGCTCGCGCCCTTGCCCTTCTTGCCCAGCTGATAGTCCTCAATCTGTTTGAGGAGCGTCTGCACGTTCGTGTCGTTCAACCCGCCCGTGTATTGCAGCACGGTCTTGGCTGTCATACCGCTGTCGTACATCTCGTTGACCATCTTCTGGGCCTTGATGTTGCCCTGGAT